AGGCACCAGGCGACTTGATCTGTGGATAACCCAGGAATCTCGCCCTTGCAACGAAGGCATAAAAGTTTCATGTAACGCGCTTGAAACGTTTCAGAAACGTTACATAGTTTCGGGTTTTCCAACCAATCAGCATAGAACCGAAACCAAGGTAGTGCTTTTTGTGACATTGTTATTGCGCTCCGTCGCTTTGGTTGAGTGTTTCCTTGCCTTGCCTTGCCCAGCCTTGCCTGGCCCGGCCTCGCCCAGCCTGGCCCTGCCTTGCCCCGCCGCGCCTCGCCCAGCCTCGCCATTATTCAATCAACTCAACATCAAACCCAGACACCCGAAACTGCCCAAACTGCGGGCGGAATGTTCCAAGCCCGATCATCCCGCATTTGTGGAAAATCTGTTCAAGGTTCTTCATTGCAATGTCTGGATTTTCCATCCACATCACCCTCACCACAGCACTCCACGGAGCCTTGATACATGGCCTTTCTTTTGGATTTGGCACACCCTTCGCGAGCCTGGCCACACTCTTGTGAACAAATACTTTATCAGTCCACTCGCCGTTAAAAAGAATCGGTTCACCATTGCCATCAAGTAGCGGGATAAATTCTTGCTCAATCATCAGAAAAGAGTTCAAGCTGTGGCGCATTTTCACACCACTCTTCGGCGGGTAGAACACCTTCGTCACGCTTTTGGTATTCTCTGCCGTTAGCATACTGATAATATTTATCGCCGGAATACATACAGCTTCCCCGTCCAAATAGAATTTGTCTGCTGGCTGCAGCTGGGTGTTGTTGTCGCCTGCATAGCGGTCGAACATTATGGGCCGGATGCCTTCCAAACGGATGTCGATTTTGTAGATGTTTTCCATTGTATTCGCTCCTGATTGTTTCGATGTCACTTTTGGTTAATTTGAACCATTCGCCATAAAGTCCACCTCTGGTTTTGTTGTCCCAGAATCGGACGTGCAATTCGCTCTCTAAGCCACTTGGATCATCGGTTTCAATTTCCAGAACCACGTTTGCGGTCCCGCTTGGTATCCCAACATTTAGGCCAGAAAGCCTCCTTTTTGTTGTGGTGTCTTCTGTATACCCGATCTTGAAGATCCCTTTGGTTTCAAATTCATCTGCTGTCAGGACATAAACGATTCCCACTTGATCTCCTTATTGGGTGGTTGCGTCCTTGCTTTGCCTTGCCTTGCCCAGCCTCGCCTTGCCCAGCCTTGCCTTGCCTTGCCTTGCCGTGCCTCGCCCAGCCGGGCCATCAAATCCACTTCCTGCGTCCCTTAACCCTCTTCCCCTCCAAAATCCGATACTTCGCTCCATCGTAGTACCGCAGATAGTCGTTCCTCCGGCACTCAACACACCGGAATTCTTTCCCGTCCCGGTGCCGGATGTTCTTCGTGAAACGGACCACGCCTTCCGGCCTGCAGCACTTGGTACAGCGTTTCATGCCCAAACCTGAACCCGGCGAGCCGACACCTGAACCAAATCACCAGGATCATAGAACCCACCACGATGATCCTTCACCCTGATTTCAACCGTATTGCCGGTAACTGCCTCGATCCTGCCGTGCAACAGGTAGCCGAGAAGAAATACCCGCACACGCTCGCCTGGCTCCCGCTCTTCGCCTTCAACGTGAGGCTCCCAACAGTTGAAGAGGTCTTTCTGTTGATCGTTCATGCCGTACCCCCGAACAGACTTCCCTGTCCGGCCGGGGGCTCCATGCGATAAACCGCATACCCATCCTTGTGGCGGTCTTCATTAATCGCATGACCATCTTTCCGCAGGTCGTAAATTCTCGCAGCCAGACGAAAGCACCCGTATTGATTCAGTGCGTCCATTGCCGTGATCTGCTGGTACAGTTTCAGGTGCCGGAGGATTGCTTCTTTCTGGCTCATGCCCTCACACCCTTCCGATTGATAGCCTTATCCAGCTTGCAAACGTCACAGGCCTCAGTTGAGTCAAACGAGTCGCAGTAGCATTGAGCACCACAGATCTCCCATGTGTCCTTGATCTCGGTGATCTGTGTCTGAAGTGCCCATGCGTAAGCCTCAAGGCATTCGTCGTTGGTGCTGGTCTGGTTCATCTGGTTCAGGAGCTTGGTAGTCATGCCGCCACCCCCGTCAGGTAGGCTTGAAGGCCAAACACGACAAAGAAGACGACTGCAAATGCCCAGGTGCCCCACCGGCGGCGATCCCAGAAACAGGAAAAACAAAGCCAACCACTCAAGAGAGCCATGCCGACACAGAACCACATGACAACAGCGGCCGGGCTGGAATTGCTCATGAGTGACCCGAGATAACTGAAAGCGGCAAGAAGACCGAGGATGAACACCCCGAGGGTAATTGCACCGAGGATCAGCCAGGCAAGCCCGCGGCCGAGACGTTGCATTGATTCATGCATGGCTGGTTTGTCTGATTTGCGTACTGCGTAGATTGGTTGGTTTTCCATGATATCCCCCCATGAAAAGGTTTGGCTTCCCTCAAAGCCATTTTTCGAGTGCGCCGGGAGCCGTTCGGGGGAGGGAAAACCGAACGTCGCCCGCTCCCGGCGCGAGGTCTACCGATCAGAACGGCAAATCGTCCTTCTCGACAGGTCGGCTTGCATTAATAGGAGGCGCATTGAACCCGCCCGCCTGGCCAGCCACGTCATAATTCCGAATGGTGTTCTCAGGTTCGCCATTGAACCCTTGCTCGTTCACGCCAACGGTCAGGGTGAGAGGCCGGGTCTGCATAGGCGATAAATCCCACTCGTCCGCCAGTGTCATCACGCCGGTTGCCCTGCAGATGCTGGACAGTTCAGCGCGTGCGATGTTCACTGCAGTTTGGTTTGGGTTGTCGAGGTTCAGGTTCGTCCAGAGCTTCCGGCCCTTGTACTGGCCTTCGGTCAGGATCTGAAACTCAACTGCAAGGTAGTGACCGTTACCGGCTTTCGTCTGCTTCTTGAGTGCACTTGTGATGATTGCGAGATAGTCACCTTTCGGCAAAACCTCACGCGAACCCATGGGCTCGACTTGGTTGGCATCGAAGCCGCTCATTTTGTCTCCTTTTTGTTTCCATCAACTATGTTTTCGGCCTGAACTGGCCACTCGAACGGAACTTCATCCGGCAGACCGAGGCGGTTCTTCGCGATATGCGCTGGCCGGTCGGTGGTATACAGAACCCGTTCGCCAGTACCGATGCCGACAGTGCGCTCCCGAAACCCTTCTCCGGATTTCTTGGTGAATACTCGATAGGTGGCGAAAAGAACCTCGTCACACCATTCCTGGACAACGCCGGAAACCAGTTTATGAAGTCGCGGGCTATAGCGGTCGTAGGATTCACCGGCAGGATCTTCGAACTTCTCGATCTTGGTATGTGCAAGCAGGACCGTTGCCATACCTTTTTCGTCGCGAAGCATTGCCAATGAATACAGGATCTTTGTCCAGTGTCCGAGTGCCATGGCGTAACCCTTGCCGTAACCGATCTCGGCAATGTCGCTCTTGCCCTCAGAGCCGCAGATTTCAGCCCAGACAAGCCGCTCAAGCCAGTCAAGGCTATCAATGACCACAGTCTTGTATTCGTGGTCCTCGACAAACAGGGCGCGAATGCTGTCCTGTACTTCCTTGAGTGTCTTTGCCAGTGGAAACTTCGCGCAGTCAATGTCACCGAGTCCGTCTTCGGTTTGAATGAAGATTGCTTTCTCGGCCTTTGCCGCGAAAGTGCTCTTGCCGACTCCGTGTGGCCCATAAATCATTTGTCTGCGAGGCTTCGGATCTTTCCCTGTTGAAATTTTGCTTAGCATTGTGCCCTCCGGTTCCCACCATTCGTCGCCGTGGCGATTTTGGTAGTCTTGATCTGAGTAAAAGTTTGAGACGTGAGTTTCCTCCGGACCCCATGTGTCGTTGTGATACATCTAGGCTGCGCCATCCGTGGATTTGCATTTGTCGATGTACGCCAGCACATCCGCTTTGTCGTAGCGGACTGTCGGCTTTTCGCCGTTGCCATACTCTACACTTGGGATTCTTTCGGGGAATTTGCGCCGCCAGACGTAAAGTTGTTCGGGTGTGATTCCCAAAAGCGCGGCGGCTTCCTTGATCGTGATCAGTTCCATGTTTTACCTGCATCCTGTTGGCTGTTTTTATTCTTGTGTTCCGAGCTTCCTTGCCCGTCTTGACCTGCAAGGTAGCCTACCCGACCTGTTGGGTCAACCCATTTGTTGTGGTTTTTTGTTTTTTATTGTAGCGGGTCGTTCTTTTTTATTGTGGCGGGTCGTTCTTTTGACCTGTATGGTTAATTAAGTTGATTTACCTGACCGGAAGGTCAAAAACACAAAGAGGTGTCATCATGGCTATAGACTGGTCGCCAGCAGCTATTGGCTTGGACAAGAAGTTCATAAAAGAAATGAAACGGATAAAAAAACTGGGCTACTTGAATCTCGGCCCAAAGGACTTAAAGCTGGCCGACGAGCTGACCGGCATCGCAACAGCGCAATTCAAAACACACCTCGTCAAACAGCTAAAGAGCGACTACCCGGTAAAGGCGCGGGCTTACGAGGTCATCGGTATCAGTGATTCTGTTTACGGAAGATGGATTAAAGAGCCGCGCCGTATGTCTCCCCGTGGTATCGGCTTGATTTCTTTGATGGATTCGCGCTACAAAAACGCGCTGACAGCTTTCCGGCAGCTTGAAGATTACTACTTCCTTGTTGATGCCGATATGCCCGAGATGGTCAGCTACGTCAAAGAAGACAGGGAAAGATACAAAATATCCCGCATGGAAGAACTCGTCGCAGAGATGAAAAGAACAATGAACGGCAAGGCCAGTGAATAGCGCGAAACTCAACCAAAATGTGGTACATTTGTGGTACCGCCGAAATATGACTGAAAACAAAAAAACCTGCGTTGCCGCAAGTTGTTTGGTTTCTTTAGGTTCCTGGAGCTGGTGTGCGGAATCGAACCGCAGACCTTCTCATTACGAGTGCCTACTATTTTACTATTGTTTTGTGTGTTATTGTATGCTACCGTTAGCCTTAGCCTTGCCCAGGGTGATTCTCGTTACTGAAAAACATTGTGTTTATTTGCAGGAACTTACGCCTTCTTGTATGCACCACAATGGTACATTTGGGGTACGGCCATGAGCAAAGCCTTCTCGAAAACCTACCTTGAATCGCTTCGACCAGAGTCGAAACGGCAGTTTTTTCTGTGTAAAAAAATACACGGACTCGGTATCGCCGTCTACCCGTCTGGAACTAAGCGTTTTTTCTTTCGGCGCCGAACAGCAGAATTCGATACCGGGCGGATCGTCATAGGCACTTGGCGCGATGGTCGCGTGCCCGACATGACCATCCAGCAGGCATCAGACCGGTGTCGCAACCTGAACGAATTAATCAACGCAGGCATCAACCCAGCCCAACAACGCAAAGACCGGAAAGCCTCTCCCTCTTTTGGCGACCTGTATAATAGGTATCTTTCCGATCATGTCCAGATACATAATAAGTCAGATGTAGATCCAAAATCGCACTGGAAGCTCTACCTCAAGGGCTGGAAAAGCCGCAAGGTTATTGACATCACAACCTCTGATGTCTCGGCGCTGTTTTCCGACATTGCACGCCAGGGAAAGAAGGCCACAGCCAACCACGTCTTGTCAATGATTCACGCCATGTTTGAACATGCTTTTACCTGGGGTTACTTGCCGGAAGACAAGGCGAACCCTGCCGCGAGGGTAAAGAAGATAAAAAAAGGAAAAAGAACAAGAAAACTTGAGGACGATGAATTCCCGATTTTCATGCAAGTTCTAAAAAACTACCGCCACCGAGACTCGCGAGACGCAATACTTCTCGCTATGTACACCGGGCAACGTATCAACAACGTTCTGTCAATGAAATGGGCCGACATTATCATCAAAAACAAACTCTGGCTCATTCCGGACACCAAATCAGGCCACCCATCCCGGCTCCCGTTGTCAGATGTTGCCGTTGAAATCCTGATCAATCGCCGCGGCTGGTACAAAATTATGGACAACGCCAAAGCCTCACCGTCCAGGAAGGCTCGAAACGAGCAGCGCCGGAAACGCATGATGCCTTTCGTTTTCCGAGGCCGTGGAAAAAGCGGCCACTTCACCACAGTCGGTAAGGCATGGCGCGAGATCAGGCAAACCACAGGAACCGAAGGGTTAAATCTCCACGATCTGCGACGGACCTTCGTGTCCTTAAACGCCAATCACGGAACTGACCTTATTATAGCGAGCAAACTTGCCAGTCATCGCAATATTTCCACAACAGCAGAAATCTATTCAATAGTGGACGAAGATCCAATGAGAGAGGCGGTGAATAAAACGGCCCAAATTATCCGCAGATTATCACATAAATAAATCGGGGCATTTCCTTGGAGGAAAACACAAATGACCAACAACCAGAGAATCGACAACCTTGTGATCGAAACACTTGGTGTGTTGCGGTGCCTGATGGGCACACCTGGCTACACACCAAGTGCCGCTGTCATCAAGAGAGCGAACGAAGGTAACGAGAAAACTAAAAAACTGGGGGAAAAACGATGACTATCCTATTGACTACACTATCTCTTTTGCTTGCTGCTACGGGATTAGCAGCATTATCATCTGCAACAATGGGAACAGGCATTCTCTGCTTTGGTTGCATTGCCGCTATCTTGGCAAGGATCAACCAATCAAGGTGTCAACACAAAGACACCATGGAGGCACTCGGCGCCAGAAAAGAACCGGCAGCGAAGCCGGAGGGCCCAGTTCCAGGCCTTGGCAGGTTTGCCGGTAGAGGTTAAAGCGAAACCGAAACCACACGCAACACGGCCCACACCGTAACCAGCACGGCAACCGGCACAACAAAGGCGGGCTTCTCGTACCAATGAGGGAGCTCGCCTTTTAACCATTCTATCTCTTGCCGCATAGCCAGTTGTTCGACTATGATTCTTTTTTCCATGCTCATACTGTCGGATCTGGCTGTCTTTAACTGACCATTGAGTAGGATATTTTCAGTTGTCAACTCTCGGATCTTCCAGACCAGGGCGGTCTGTGAATCGTCTTCTAAACTCATCGACGGCCGCGGCAACAATGTCAGCATCAGACAAAGCGCCAGCATCAGCGAGGGCCTGTTCGGTTTCATGCTTGATCTTCTCCTTGTCCAGGTCGGCCTCTGAATCTATCGCGTCGATCTGCGCCGCTGTGGCCGCCTGCTGTGCTTCCTCTGCCCTTGCCCTCCACGGCCCTGCATTTTTAAACCAGAGCGTTAGAAATGCAATGACGGCAGCAACTGGCCAGATGATTTTTCGCCAGATCATGCGCTCGCCTTTTGGTTGAATAACTCAGGCTGATTAATAGCCGCCTCGATGCGCCTGCAAGCTGAATCAAAATGCCTTTGATCCATCTCAATCCCGACGAACTTCCTGCCAAGTGCGAGCGCAGCAACACCAGTCGAGCCAGACCCCGCGAAGCTATCAAGCACCACCTGCCCCGGCTTGCTGCTTGTTTTTATTGCGTGCCGCAGCAGCTCTTGTGGCTTTTCGCATGGATGCTTGCCTGAGTATGGCGAAACTGTTTTAAAATTCCACACATCAGTGAACGGAACATCGGCAGACACAAAAAATGGACGCCGCAGGTCTTCGTATTCTCGCCGCAGGTCTTCGTATTCTCGCCGCAGGTCTTCGTATTCTCGCCGCAGGTCTTCGTATTCTCGCCGCAGGTATTCACCGCCTGTTGCGTTTGCCCGTGCGCGTAGCTTTTCATAGTTAGTGCTTGTCGGCAAAGCCCACTGTGAGGTTGTGAAATAGTGTCCGGCCATCTGGTTTCCGCACGCCTCGTTGGCGTCAGACGAAGAAAGACCTGAACGATTCCACTCATCACACAGATACGCACGCAAAGGCTCAAACACAAACCCGCGCAACTCGTCACACTTGGCAACATATCCTGCTTCGCCCTTGGCTGTGTTGTCGGAATTGTAGTGCTCTGCAAAGATACACTCCTCCCACGGACTAAGAAACGAGCGCAACGACTCCTTCTTTGCCTTGTTGTGCCAGCCAGCCTCTTTGATCCACCTAATGCGATTCAAAACATTAAACCGCCGCGACAGCTCGACCTCAACCCGCGCCGCCATCTGAGGCGAAGCGAAGCAATAAAGCGAACCATTGGCAGCAAGCAGACGGTGCCACTGATCAGAAACCGCGCCTATCCAGTGAATGAACTTATCTGCATCTGACCACTGCTTATCCCACCAGTCACCCTTAACGCGAAAGTACGGCGGATCTGTCAGGACAAGGTGTGCCTCGTCAATATCAGCCATCACCTCAAGGCAGTCGCCTTGATACATGACAGCGTTTCCTATTGTTTCCTTTTTCAATTAGCTTTCCCGGCTTCCCTCCGGGTGAATCTTTACGCGGTTACCTCTCGCGCCTGGTCCAAACCAACATCAGCACCACAAAGGATCTGCTGCACATAACTGTCCGGCAGGTTGTCGTTCTCAAGGCAGTCGGCTTTGAATAGTTGCCTGTCCCAGATGTATTGACCATCCAGAATGTTGACCATATTCACCTGAAACAGATCCTCATTGTAATCCACCAGCGCAAAACCCTGCTGCCAGTTCACCTGGTCGGTCTTGCTGGGGACCATGCCGTCAATCCTTGCCAGACAGCCGAGACTGTAGGCGCCATAAGTGACGATCTTCTCCTGGCTGTGGTTCGTGACATGGGCGCACTCCTGCCGGTGAACATGCCCCTGCATCAATGACGCCCTGAGCTGGTCCAACATCTTCATTGCCGTCTGCCCGGACTTCGCTCCGGTCTTGTTGCCGTGGATCATCTGCAGGTTGGAATTCAGCCAGTAGCCTCCGCTCGGGTATGGGCCGAGGTAGTCAATATCCAGTTCTTTCAATCCAAGCATTGACTCAATCGAAAGCAGTGGCGGCGCGGCGGGCAGGTTTGCCGGTTTGAGCTTGAACGCGCTGACTGTGTTGGTCATTATCCCCCGCAACAGCCGCGTTTCATGATTGCCCTCGATATAGATAATTTTCCCGCAAAAAGGTCTTATTTGCCGCAGCCATGATCCAAACCAGTTGATTGACATTTGTGTCGTAAAGGCAAACTCCGGCGACTGCACAAAGTGGTCCGACCAGTCCGGTAGATCGAGCATATCACCGAGAAGAACCAAAACGTCCGGCGCCTCATCCATGATTGCCCTGGTGGCACAAGCGAACGCTGGCAGATCATGCAGTGTGGACACCTTGTATGTGTCGAAGCTGCGAAAGAATCCGACCTGACTGTCAGCAATGACTACCGCCCGCTTGATTCTGCCGCTGGCCTTCGTGGCCCTCTGCATTGGCAGCGCCTTGAGCTTGAGCGGTTGAACCGCTGGCCACTCACAAACAACAGGGTTCTTTCTTGCAAGCGTTGCCTTGCCTTGATACAAAGGGATGACGCCATGCTCGCCGCTGTGTTGCTGCCACTCGTTGATCCGATAGGACAGCACTTTCCATTCATCTGCATTGATGTGGAATTTATTGAACAAAGAGTCGAGCGTTGGCGGCGTGCCTTCTCGTGGGATCGTAACCGTTGCGTGATTGCCCTGTTCCTCAAAGCCGGAAGAGTGTTTGTTCTTCGCAGCTTCGTCGATGCTGTGTCCAGCAAATTCCCCGGTAAAGGTCCGACTACACGAGTTGCATAAAAACCTGGTCCGCATTTCCCCACTGGCGGACTTCCGGTGGTCGTTGATCTTGGTGTCCTCAGACCCGCAGTGCTTACAAATTCCGAGACCTGCGGCGGCGCTCATTTGGCCGCCTGTCCGATGTTGACACTGCTACCTTTCATCAGCGGTTTGATCACGTTCGCGCCAAAAAAGAACCCGGTGGCATACTTGAGAAGTTCCATTGCGTTGATCGGGACATCGCGCTTGAAGTATGTACTCACTGCAACCAGAACAAAAACCAATGCCCATGCCGTAGTTTTTCGCCAACCAATCATGACTACTCCTTTAGTCTGCAATCCCGTCTATGATTTCATACGCAATCCGTTGCGCCCTGCTTGGAACTTGTTCGGCGTATCTGCTGTCCAGGATCTCTGACCCTGCCTGCGACCATCTGCGGTGCTTGACTGCTTCGATAGCATTCCGAAAAGACCGAAAGCCGCCAGGCCCAAGATTGAACCTCATGTTAATCAAGGCATAGCGCCTGACAGTATCCGTGTTTTTCCAGAACTCTTCACCAAACAACCGAGCAAGGTCGTTGTCGCACTCGATCAGATCATTTTTCAACAGCATTCGAGCCTCAGCCTCACTGACGCCCTTGCCTCCGCTTTTGTCGATGTTTCGCCCGTACCCGACAGTGGTCCTACCGAGCGGGCAATCATAGGCAAAGGGACTGAAACCTTCGTCAAGAATAACTCTGTCGATGAGGTTCATGGCGCTTCACGCTCCAGCCTTGAATACCAGGTACTTGACAGCCAACACTATCCCAGCACTGATCGCTCCAACGCTTACAGCAACGAGGTTTTGCTTGCCTTGCTGTGTTTCAACGACATCAACCCTTGATTCAATTCCAGTCAGCATTTGCTCATGCACAGCACATTGTGCCGGGTTGTAGCTGAGTGAGTCCATTTTTGTCTCGATTGCTGTCAATCGCTGGAGTAATTCTTGCTCGAAACTCTCGGACATTAGTTCCCCCCTGTCACTGCCAAGTCGCTTGGTGCCGTAAACGGAATTTCGCCGCCGCCTGATTCGCCCAAAATAACCGGGCTTGCATTTGAAATATCTCCGTCCGCATCAATGACGTAAACGTAAACGGAAGCACCTTCAGAAAAAGAACCGCCATTAACAGTGACCTCGATAGAGGTGTCAGTCCACGATGTAACGGGTTGGATTTCCCAGTGTGTTGGCGTCAGATTATCCCACACATAGCTACTGGCATCAGTGATCAAAACTTTAGACAAGCCCTCATCAATATGAATGTCGCCCCACCTGAAAATAGTGTCGTCCTGCCAGTCAGTATCATACCTGACATCAAATCCAAACCGGTGCAAGTTGGATGCGTCGCCACCATTGGCAGGATCGCCCGGCAATGGTTGCGTAGGGTGCAGTTTTTGCCCATTTCCATACACGTCGTAGTAGGCGGTAGTTGTCTCCATGTCAGTAGTCATGCCACTGCTGTTGTGCACTACAACCTCAAAATGCATCCACTCCTCGGCGGGGATGAATCCATCGTCGTAGTACCTATAGGTCTGGCTCTGCGTGGAGTCGAAAAACAAATTCAACCCATGGTAAGGAACCCCCTCCCACGACCAACATCTGACTAATTTAGTGACGTGTCCCACTGCTGGTATTTCAGGCAACTGGTTAAACCAAATCCAATAATTGAAAGTAAAAATTGAATCATCATCAAGATCGTAGTCATAGCCCCCGAAGAGTGCGCCATCGTTGGTGGCACCGTAAAGCGGCCTTCCTGCGACCCTGACAGAATCCACGTCAGTGAAATAATAAGGATTTGGTGTGTAAACCGAGTCATAGGGCCACGGGTTGTCGCCCCCAGCCGGGCATTCATCATAATTGGACAGCCCCGTATAATGGCTAAGATCGTCCCACATCAGCGGGGCCGCCGCTGCCTTTGCGCCAAAGCCTGACCCACTAATGGTCACCGTGGCGCCGGTATCAAGGTCTCCGGTTATGCCGGTTATTGTCTGCCCAAACAGCAAAGACGGAATCAACAAAAAAATCAATGCAAATTTCATTTTGCCACGCTCCTAAAGTGTTGGCACCGTATGTGCTGGTTGGTCAAGATCATAATTTCCTAGCACTTCGCCATCTACTGCCGAAATCTGTCCAGACCTAGTGTTGACCCCAAGAAGAACATCACTTGAGCCGTTGACGATATACACTGAAAGCACCCCGCCAGTCTTGTAAGTCCCGTTCCACGGGTCGGGTGGAGAGGCAAAGCTGCCGCTTGAATCATGCGTGATAACATCGCCAGCAATAGCCCCGACCTCCCACGCGCCATCAGCAACCACACACAGGTAATAAGCACTGCCAGACACAAGTGTCGGGCCGCTGGCCCACGAAAGCTCCATCCAATCACCGGTGCCGCTTATTGCCGAAGATGGCGAAGATGCCACCAAATCTTTGGCGTCATCGTAAATAACAACCCGTACATTGCTTGCCGAAGTGTTGGTGTGCACATAAACAAAAGCCGAAGCAACATCGTAAGTCCCGCCACCGCCACTAGCCGCCGGAGTGGCCGACACTTCCGAACTGTGTCCACTCTCATTCGCGCTGTTGTCCGTGGCCGTCACCGAATAGAAATACTCCGTGCCATTGACCGCCGTGTTGTCTGTGTAATTGCTCGCAGCAACCCCGGCTTGCAACAGTGGGCGAGTGCCCGACACAGTGCCCCGATAGACTGTGTAATCGTCAAGGTCGCCCTCGGAATTGTCATCCCAGTCAAGCCCAACCGAGCCATCGCCAGCGGTGGCTACTAACCCAGCGGGTGCATCGGGCGGGGTCGTGTCCGACCCGGGATAGCTTATGTACAGCGCAGAACCCTCGGTGCTTTCGACGATCGTTGCGCCGTTGCTTGCATGGAAGGTTGTGTAAATGCGTTTGGCTTGGTTGTAAAACAGATCCGTGATCAAGGCAACTGACGACCAAGTTGTGTCTCCATCTACAGCAAATGACCTCAACCGATAGTTAATCTCGCCACGCCTTGGCTCTGCCGTGCTGCCGATGTCGTGACCAAATGTAGTCGAGTCCACATGAATGAAGGAGGCAGTAGCCCAACCCTCATCATTCGGGTTAAAGTCCAGCCTATACCCATCGTGCCCAGTTGCGGCAGTCCACGAGATGTTAATCCCGCCACTGTCAGCATCAGCCACAGCCGCAGCAATGCCGCTGTTGTGGTCGCCGGAATGGTTGGTTGCACCAGAGCCCCAAGAGATCGTGGCGGTGTCTGGGTAGCTGCCTGCCCCCTCTTTAAACAACATCTTTATATTAGCTGTCTGATTAGTTGTTGCCGTTACATTGAGCGTGATGTCGCCTGCCGCTGCCATTGAGGCGACCAGCATAAGGGCAATCAAATATCTAAGCATTATTCTGCCTCCGATGCGCTGTTGACCGAGAACGAAGTGAATGAAAGTGCTGCTGCTACTGGTGTTGCACTAGCCTCGGAGCTTTGGTCAGATTCGTTGCTGCTGTCGTCAACAGCCGTCACAGCATAGAAGTACTCAGTGCCGTTGACAGCAGTATTGTCGGTGTAGTCTGCTTGCTCGCCTTCTGACATCGTATGCAGCAAAGAAAGCGAGCCCGACACGGTGCCGCGATAAACAACAAAGTGATTGAAGTCAGTTTCTGTGCCGCCCTCCCAGAACAGGTCAACGGAAGAGTCGCCAGGGAATGCAGCGAGTTCAGTTGGAGCAGCGGGAGGAGTGACATCGCACCCACCACCGTCATCGTATTCGTATGCTCCTATGTCCCACAAGGCGTTCTTCGGGCGACAATCGCCAGCATAGTCAGTAAATGGTGCGCTGGTGCTTGTACCGGCATCCACGAGTGAGCTAGACACCGTAAGCGTGAAGTCGTGTGTAAGTGGGTCGCCACCCTCAGACCACGATGTAAAGCCGACTGTCTCGAAGTCGCCATTGCGATGCTCGTCGTTGTTAAGTTCAGTGCCGGAAATCGTGCCAGAACTTTCACCGCTGACGTTGTTCACGACATAGCAATTGGTTGCTCCCGCACCGGAAAACTTTGCTTGAGGATACCATGTCCACCAGCTAACACCGTCCGGAATTGTCGACAACTGTGTAAGGGTGTTGTTTGCAATGATGCAGTCGTTGGCCGGGGTCGCAAGAGTTATGCCCTCATTTGTGTTGGTTACAATCACATTGTTCCTGACGACCACATTGTCATGGTCATCGCCGTTAAGAAATATTGCCTGTGCCGCCCTGTCGTCGGTGAAAAGGAAGCTAGACAAGTCGGTCGACCCGAGCAGATAGTTGTCTTCAATGAGCACATTGGTCGTCGAAGACCCCCAATCTTGGATGAAGTCTACATGGTTAGCATTAACCGTGTAGAAGTCCTTACCTACGACTCCCTTGATGTGAACTGAGTCAATATTGCTGAACTGCATACCGTCGCCAACGATGTAGTTGTAGGTGTTGTTGATGAAGTTGGCGGGCCCTATGTTTAAGTACTTACCGCCATAGTTACACACAGAGAAGTCAGTATTCTGTACATGGGCATACGCTACCGTATTCATATCAAGGGCATCAATTACGTTCAGGTTCCACGCTACAGTATCTTCCCACGTTTTGGCCGTAGCGAGGTCTTCAGAACCGAACTGAAGATTATTGATAATCATGCGTCTATTCGGGTAGCCAGTGCGCCCATGAAGGTACATAGCCTCTGGCGCTTCGTTGTAAGCAACGCCCGGTGTATCCCAGTCTTGGCGATGCTTGTGGCTGAATGAAAAGCCCTCAAAGTAAAAACCCATGCACTCATACGCCTCGAAGTAATCGAACTGCACATCAGCACCCGGCATACCCACAAAGCCGAGATCGCCGCCAGCGAGGCCCGGGGTATAGTAAGTGTTGAACACAACCTCGCCGTGATTACCCTCAAGCAACACGCACACATCGCCGTGCTCAACTGGGCCACCGCTAGTCAGTGTGCCTGTCCGTCCGTACCGGGCCACCTTGGCAATGTCTGTCTCAAGATCTTGGAAAGGATCTAAGAGAGAACCATCGCCACCCGGACCAGCAGCAGGGTCGAAGTAGTACTTAGTTCCGGCAGAGAAGTCCACAACCGGGGTATAGTATTCCCCTGCAATCAGGTCTTGGCCGAGTGTCAGCAGATTCACGTCCTGAAACCCGCCACCTGCTCCAACGTATCCACCCTTGCCGCCGTACCCTCGGTCCCAATAAGTCGGGGTAGAGCCCATCATGGCCACCAGGACAATCAATAAGGCAGCCAAAACAAGGCACCTTACCATGTCAAGATCACCTCGGTTGCACCCTGCAAGTTTACATACACGGAATCAGGCGCAACACTCCAAGTCTCACCAAAATGCCGCGGGGGGTATTCAGAGCGAAGCAGGTAGTCACGGTTACCAATGCTAGATACTTCCGGGTCAGCCCTTAAAACATCGCCAGCGTTCACGGTGCCGTCTTTTCTCAACCACATGAACTTGATCTCAGCGTTGCCGTTGGTTGCCACGTCATAAGACAGAAAACCCGTCCCGCCAGCCTCGTACAGCCGCAACCCGCCATCAGTCGTAAAGTCTTCCTCACCGGCTCTTGCAAATCCGACAACAGCAACCAGGAAGACAACCATCAAAAGTACAATTTCGGTCCGTTTCATTCTCTCTGCTCCTTGTTTTGTTTACCAACTATGCCAGAGCCGGTGGCCCAGCACCGTCAACCCTTTGATTGTGAGGACATTGAATGGATCGTCGTCATATTCCAGCCCCTGGACGCTACTCTCAACGGCATCAAACCAAACGGTTAAATAATCAAGGTCAGGCGTCTTGTAGAAATGGAAATCAAAGTCGGTATCATCACCCGATGAGTAACAGTTGACGGTCAGTGTCAATGTGTGGATTCCAACAGTCACCGCACTGAGGCTGATATTTCCCTCTTTTTTGGGGCCTAGACCCGCAATGGTCGCGTTGGTCACACCATCGACCTTCACCAAAAGACTGACATAATTCAAACCAAACCCTTGAGACACGAGGTTACCCGTGACAATCGGCTTGACTGCTGCTTCTGCCCTGATGCAGTCGTCATTCTCTACCATTTGATTGAGGTCAACCGCCGGAAGTTCATGGCCGTCAATAAATTCTAAATTTTGGTAACTCACCAGAGCACGTCCGATCCGCCAATCAACGACTCACCAATAACAAAAAACCCTTGATTGACAAAAGGGTCATTGTGAGCTTTGACATCCGCTTTATTTCTCAAGAGGTCGATATTTATGCCAGTAGTTGAAACAACCGCCATATTGAGCCCAGTGGTTGCCTCCCTGATCCCGACAGTTCCACCAAGCTCAGCAACAGCGCCAGCAAGAGTGCATTTTAGATAATGCTCCCTCTTTGCCTCTTTGTTTCTGGCCAAGTAAGTGTTGGCTGCACTCATCACGCTGATCCCACGGACTTCCCAGCCTATTTTGACAGTAATGGCCCGCCGTTCTAAAAGCGGAGATTCCGTCAGAGGGATGGTTGCCGCATAGCTGGCATCTTCACCACTTCCCAGGATCAGGTATTTGAAAAGACAGTCGGTGATAGTGTCGGCAAGAGTGTCCGTGTATTGGCCAGTGAGGATGTCCACCTGCCCGCTTCCGGGGTCTCCATTGAGGACCAAGCTCTCCCCGCTGGCAGGCTGCAAAACCCAGAGAGCGACCTGGCCAGACGGAGCCGGGTAAACCGTCCCGTGGACGACAGTGAGGGCGCCCTGAATGAGCGAAGACAAACTTGAGCCTTTTGACCATGAGCCAGCAACAACAGGAGACAAATCCACCAAGTCATCCCAGTTGGTTTCGTCAAAAAGGGGAGACGAATAAAAGGCCCCATCCAGGACGTTGTAGCAAGTCAGGCCAGCAACATCCTCAATGAGGTGTCGAACCATATTTACGGGAGTTAATTCAGCGGTTGTCCTGGGCTCGCTTGTAAATATCTCGTAAGTGTCCCCCACTTCATAGGCTCCGGATTCCGCACTCCAACCTGCTGCTGGAATCCGAAAAGCGTCACTCTCGCCGCTGGTGCTGGCAACTTGACACTCCGCAGAAATCGAACCAGACCCAAGCACCGCCCCGTCTTCGTTTTCGCTTCTAACCTCAAAGGTGGTTGTTGTTGTAAATACAACACAAAAAGTCTCATCAATAAGATTCAACAGCCCCCAGGTGTCATAACAGTAAAGCTCAATCTCGTCATCCCACCCCACGGAGTCCTTGTCCTGTCGGACTGTTTTGACACTTGAAAGCCACCCCTCTTCACAAAACCTCATGTCTCTAGGTAATTTGAATTTCAAAACATCCATGACAGCATCGCGGACCTCAAGAGTGACTGTCCCGTTCGTTGAGGCCACAAAGCTGTTAATTTTCCCCTGAGCGAAAACAGCCCACTCGTCAGCCACAGGAAAGCCGCCCTCAATGCAGGCCCAACAGCCAGGCAATGAATAGGCCAGCATTGCAAGATCCTTGTTGGTTGCCTGGACCTGCCACGCTTGCCCTTGGATGACCCCAAAGGACCGCTCTCGCTTTCTCTCAATTTGAGAAACATTAAGCAGCTCTTGGCCCTCAGTGATGGTCAACAATGTCCCCGGGGAACCATCAACCCCATCATTGAGTCGGACATGGAGACGCACCCGCAGGGCCTCCCCCGAAGGACCTCTTGCAATGTCAGTAAATGCCTGTGAGAAATAACCCATCAGGCAATAGCAATCTGGACCCCAATGGCCCCTTTTTGGAGAGAGTTGAGGTGGTCTGTTGGGAAAATGACATCCCCGATATTGGCAGCAACAGCAGCCTCAAGGACTGTGGTGACAATCCCAGCAGTCCATTCAGCCTCAAGCCCGGCATGATCGGCAAATTTCAAGGTCATGATGCCGAAGACCCTGCCGTCCTCATTCCGGTCCAACTTGACTTTCAACTCATCGGCCAATGCCATCTCTGAAGGGTCACCGTTTTGGTCGACGGTGCTTTCCAGTGGTTGCCAAAAATCAACAATCGTTGCCATTTTTTAAGCCTCTCTACTTAGAACCAAGTGAAAACAACGCCTTCAATGTTCTTGTAGTCGTCAAAGGTTGCGCCCTGCAGCCCTGCGACAGTTCCAGTCTCATCGGTTTTGATCAGGTGTCCAGCTGGTTTGAAATTCGACCGACCCACCCTGCCCGAATAACCGTTGCTCATGTTAAACAGGGCGGGAGTAATTGGACCACCACCACCATAAGTGTGGCCAAGGTTGATGTTATAGGCCCTGATCTCTGCGTTGTGACCATTGGAAAGGTCGCCGGTAATGTCGAACATGTACCGGATGCCGCCGTCTTCCTCATCGCCTGCATAATCCCATGAGTAAAAATCAGAGTCACGGATGGTAAGCCGCACCCAACCATCAGACTTGATGCCATAGGACCAAAGGTTGTGGTCTCCCCAGGTCTGCATTCTGCTCTGGCAATTTTTCATTCCAAATTGGACTGGGTATGAATAAATGGCCGGTTTTTTGATGTCGATCAAATAGGGCTCAGTGATCTCCACCGGATTATCCAGGCCGTAAGAGTTCCCCAGACAGAGGTTTTCAAGTAAAACACAGGTGTAATCCGTCCCAACAGGGTTGACTGTGATGATGGGCTTGGCCTGAGACTGGACCCCATTGATAAAAGTGGAAATCCCGCCCCCAAGGGCCTCCCACACGGGAGAGACCTCACCAACTAAGGAAATAGTCCCTCCAATTGTGAGGTTTTCTGGATAGGTCCCAGGGTAAATCTTGATGATGTTCTGGCTTGTGTGGCCGGTGGCCTCAGCCGCATCAATCGCCTCCTGGATGGTCGGAAAATGCCGCCTGTCTGTTGCCGTGACATTCCCCAGGTTGCTGTCTGTGTAAGAAGGGGAGACATAAAAAACACGCTGAGGAGCCAAAACATGCCCAATGGTCCTCCAGTTGGCCCGCAACTCATTTCCGTGACTTTCGCTGTCATCGGACGGCAGGGACAGGTTGAGAAATTCCTCATATGTGAAGCTCATTCGGGGTACTCCTGAATCTTGAAGGAAAGTGAGTATTTTCCAGGGGATAAATAGACAGGGTGGAATGTGGTCCCTACCCAGTGGACCCGAATGGATTCAAGGGGCTCGCCATGCGGCAGGAGATCAAAGACCCTTGCCAGGAAAAAGACCTTCACGTCAGGAATATCAGCCTCGTCAATGACCGCGAAATCAACTCGCCAAGCCCTGACCGATTCCCCATAAGGTCTGATTGAGACAGGAACCCCAAGGCGATAGTGAATGATCTCTGAAGCCGTGATGCTGTGTTCTTCCTGTAGGTCATCACTGCCCAAGTGGTAAGTGGGCAGCTCGAACGCCGGCCAGTCCTGCCCGCCAAAAACGGCCGTCCCAAAATCCTCATTGCCATAGGCCCCGGAGGCATCAAACCTATCCTCCCTGAGCCTGAAAGCTGGACTAGACATTGACAACCTCCGGACCGTGCAGGGTGCCGACCTCTTTCAGCTCGTCATAAAGCATGGAGGCCACCCGCCTGATGTTGATAGGGTCATCGCTGAGAGTTGTGTTGAGGGAAAGGTTAAGACTGCCGATTTGCACGCCGCCGCCGTTGATCTTGTCGTTTGGTGTAATTGCGCCTGACCTGTTGGGCGTGAAAAGCTCCGGCCCTTCTTCTCCAACCAGGTAAGTTTTACCGCCGGTCACCGGGCCGCCCGCTGCCCTGGCCCCGTCAAGCATCCCACCACCAAGGCTGCCGCCGCCGTGCACTGCATCCATCGGAATCTCACCAACTGAAAAACCAAGCGCCTTTGCGATGGCTGATACGATATACATCTTAATGATCATGCCGGTGAGGTCTTTAATGATGCCGATAGCCATGTTCTTAAAGGCACGGCCGATCATGATTGGCCCCTCGGTCAGGCCCATCATGTTGGTGGCAAGATCCCCGATAGCATCACCTAGGACATTACTGATTGAGTCAGCGACCCGAACAAATGTCCCAGCCATGATGTCACCGGTCTGATCGGATATAGACCTGATTTCCCCATAAGCAGCAATAAACTGCGCCTTGATCTTGGCAAGCTGGTCCGAGACGGTCAAATCTTCCTGAGATTGATCTCCCGTACCTTCCCCGCCCTCTTCGCCTTCGGCCCCGGAACCAGACGCCATCATCTGATCATTCAACTGCCCCCACCAGGTTACAAGCTCCTGCACATCCGCACTGGCCTGCATCATTGCCTCATGATTGAATACTTCAGGCACCGACATGTCTTTCAAGGAAGAGCTGTCAAAAGCCTCAGGCATTTCAGGAGTCTCGGGAGTCTCTCCAAACTGGAAAATATCCCCAACACCCGGTATCCCGTTCAAGGCGTCCGAGAAACCGAGCGTGGCGTCCGTGGCCAGGCCAAGATCCTCAAGCAGTTTGTCGGCCTCTAAGCCTTTTTTCCAATGAGCATAGCCGCCCTCAGCCTCACTCAGTTCCTGTGTTTTCTTGATGAAAGAACCAAGTTTCGATGTCACTTCAGTCAAGGAGTCACCGAAGTCAGTCACTGCCGGTGCAAGCTCAATCGCCAATGTCTGAGACATGCCCTTGAACGTGGTGTCAAGACGCTGCATTGCGTCTTTCGCGTCAGCGGCCTTCTGTGCGCCCACCTCGTCAAGCGTGAGCCCAAGCCTGTCGGCCTCTTCACGCATCTCTCTGATTCCACCGGCACCGCTCTTAAACATCGGCAGAAGGTCAGCACCAGAACGCCCGAAAATATTCATGGCGATCTGAGTGCGCCGCGCCCGGTCATCAACCTTGCTCAACTCTTCGGCAATAAGCTCAAACGAATCTTCCGGCTTCATGGACTGCAAATCAGAAATCGAAAGATTGATGCCCTTGAATGCTCTCTTCGCAGTAGACAGCCCATCTGCCGCATCAGAGATATTCTTCTGCATCTTCTTCATGGATGTTGCGACTGTCTCAAGTGACGTGCCCGACAACTGTGCCGCGTGGTTGTACTGGCTGAGAGCAACAGTTGAAACGCCAATACTGTCAGACAGCTTCGAGATACGATCAGCCGAATCAAGTGCCTGCTTGCCCATCGTAACGATTGCACCAACACTCGCAGCAGCAGCCAGCGGACCGAGAACCTTTGTCAAGCCCGCCGAAACAGTCCTCAAGTTCTCCATTTTTGAAGTAGCAGACCTAAACGCCGGACCTGTCTTGTCCTTCGCTGTCAGTAGCGTTTCAACCTTATTTCTTGCCACTGTGCTTCTCCTTCAGGTACATCCGCCAGCCTTCCAGTTCCTGCACGCTCATCTCGTGTTCAACCTGGGCTACGGTCTTGTGTAGCAGCTCCGCCAAAACGTACCGCTCCCACTTGGCCGTGCCCGGCGTCAGTTTCCCAGCGCACCCTCTGCGTCAAAGGCATTCATTGCGGCGACCAAACTCATCACCGCTTCAGGGTCAAACTGCCGGATGATCTTGGACCTGTCCGACTTCTGGAACATCGTTACGCCAGCCTCAGTCCGAGACCGCAGCATGACGGACTCCACAACCGCATCGACAGAACCCTTTGTCGCCGCCTTCTCAACGAGATCCATCTCGAAAAGGTTCATCCTGCGGAAATGAACAGTCACTTCACCTTCGCCAAAATCGACGACATGACTGCCCATTTCCTGCTCTTGGATGTAACCCATTAAGACACCGTGCCCAGGGTCAAGAACCCGCGCCCGCTGAACTTGGCCGTGACCATATCGCCAACGCCGCTGGACACTTCATTACTGGTGATGGTGATGCTGCCCGTGTAGTAGGATTCACCACTCGTAGTGACACCACTGGGGTAGATGTTCACGGTGATTTCGGTCCCGGCGGCCAGGCCGTCGAGAATATCTTCCTGGCCTGCATCGGCTGCGTCCCAGAAACACTCGATATCAAGTGACCCATCACGAAGACCGCCCTGATATGCTTTGGCCGTGTCGCCCATTGCAGTCACGTCAACCTCATCAACGCTCTCGCTGTACGACCAGCTCGTGAGGTGACCAACGGCCACTGTGGCAATGTGAATGAGTCCTTCGCGTCCATGCTGCATTGACATTGGTTTCTCCTGTTTCTTGCGCCTACCTGACGCCCCGGTTAAATGACCTTCTCTTCAGGTCGGCTGACTGACAAACTATTGAACAGGCGTCGTTGGTGCGGCGCCATCTACCCGGTAGATGACCTCCCACTCCATGCGAGCTGCGCCTACCGGCTTTTCTCCGTCATTGTCCATTTCAATCTCAGTGGAAATCAAACGCAGGCTTTTAACCAACGCATCAACCGCGGCAGACCCAACAAGGGCCGTCTCCACTTCCGCGCAGATATCATCAAGAGTATCCTCAAGTTCTGCCGTGGTCTTCGCCCTGGCGACAATCTCCACCGGTAACACGCGCAACTGATAGCTGCCCATGGTGCCCTCGTCCTCAACCGTTTCAGGCGATTGGGCCGCGTAGACGGAAAGATTCGGCAGGTCATCGTCGTTGTACGGGTACAGCCTGTTGGTGAAGACACTCGTGCCTGTTGTGGCCAGACCGGTGACCGCTGATGCGACTGCTTTGCGAATTAATTCTCTAGCGTGCACGCTTGCTCACCTTCACTTTTAAAAGCCGATCAAACTCTTTTTTAAACTTCGGCGGGAACAGCCGGTGCGATGTGTTTCTGTTTGAATTCTTGGCCCACCCACCAAGCTCGATTGTTTTCCGCTCAAGCGGATACGCCTTTGGCCCCGTTCGCTGCAAGATCATTGGAACCTTCCAGCCCTTTGAGTAGGTGAAAGCCCTGTCGTATTTCCTGCCCATTGCCCGAAGCTGCCCATGACCCTTGCCTTTTTTGCCGGTCTTAGTGATCCGGTAGGTGGAACTCAGGACCGAAGGGTACTTCCGTGTTCCTGCTGGGTTCAGGTGCGTGTGAATCAGGTACGTCTTTACTCCCTGCAGCTTCTTTTGGTATTTGCCCTTCCTGATTCTGTTCGCCACATACTTCTGCTGAACCTTTGCCCCCTTGGCCAGCCTGCGCTTCACGTTTGTCACGACCACGCCAGCAGCCTTATTCGTGGCATTCCTTTGCGCTGCCGGGATGTCCCTCTTCTGAACATTCTTTAAGAACTTCTTCGCGGCCTTGGTGCTCGTTTTTGCAACTGGACCAATCATGACTCTTCCAAGATCAGGTTCGTCATCCCTGTGCCGTCTGGCTGAACCCCAACCACCGTAAAAGCCCCATCATCGGTGACTAATTCAGTGCCGCGAGAAACCAGTTTCGTGGCGTGGCTTTCTGTGTCGTATGTCCGACAGGTAAAGACAGGCCGGTAGCTTTCAATCTCATCAACAGCAACAAACTCACGTTCAAGAACTCCGTAAACATCCCATAATGCCTGCCCGTTGTTAAACGTGGCAAGCTCACCAAGAGATTTCAGGAGTTCCAGCCGATCATCTGCTGACTCAATACTCATTTGATGGCCTTTTTGGCTTTCTTGACGGCCTGCTTCACCGGTTTTGGTGTGTACTTTTCAGCCTTGCCGATAGCGATCAGGTACCTTGCCTCGGAGTCGGGCACGACAA